TTTCTTCGGATTTTAATCATTGCAGGACCCCCAAGTAAGTCGGCCTTGCACAGCCACGTCAAACCTTGCAATGCCCCAAGCGAAACACATTGTCTTCTCCCAACTCTTTACACCCATGGCGGGACAGCAGCGCAGGGATTTTACCTTACGAGTTTGTTCTCGACCCAAGCAAAGTGGGCGGGGCTGCCGTTCGTTTGATTGTCGCAAAGGCTGACCGACGATTCTCCTATCGTCAGCTTATTCTGATCAAGCGCTTCCTGCGTCCGACCTGGGGCTGGGTCATTGGCGATGCCATCGACCGGGGCGAGTTGGAGCCGGTAAAGAACTGGAACAAAGTCGATTGGGTGACCCCGCGAAGGATCACCGTGGACGCCGGACGCGAAGCCCAGCAAAACCGGGCCGACGTGGAGGCGGGCCTGAAAACTCTGGAGGACCATTTCGCCGAACTGGGTATGGATTTCCGGGAGGAATTGGAGAAGCGGGCGCAGAACGCTCGGGCGATTCTCGATGCGGCTGAGAAATACAATGTCCCGGCAGAGATGATCTGGAAGACAGCCAGCCAGAGGCCCACCACCACAGCCTCGAATTCCGCTCCGGATCGTCCCGTTGACAGGGATCGAAGAGAGTAAATCAAGTTTATCGCAGGTCGGGGAGGTCCCCGGTTGGGGCTCATAACCCCGGCTTGGCTGGTTCAATTCCAGCACCTGCTCCCATACCGGGGCGGTTGACAGCAGGCCATGGCACAAAGCCATGCCATTTCAGGAAACACTACTTCGCCAGGAACCGCTCCTGATTCAGCCCGAGATTCTCACAGCCTTCGCTCAGCGATGCGCCAGTTTTTCCGAAACAATTAAAGAGCTTCTCGGTGAACCCGACCAGCCGCGCATTGAGAACGGAATCGGCATTCTGCCCGTTAAAGGAGTCATTGGGAAAGGCATCTATCCCATTGAGAAACTGTTCGGCGCTACCGACGTGGATGATCTGGTCGGTGCGGTAGCTCAATTCGAAAGCGACCCTAACGTCCGTGGAATCTTTCTGGACGTCGATTCTCCCGGAGGCACCGTAACAGGCGTCCCGGAGTTGGCCACCCGAATCGCCAATTTGACCAAGCCATCGGTTGCCTTCACCTCCAGTCTGGCCGCCAGCGCCGCCTACTGGATTGGCAGCCAGACAGATCTGCTTCTGGTGACTCCCAGCGCATCGGTTGGAAGCGTGGGTGTCTACATGCCCTTCCTCGATGCCAGTGCCGCCTTCGCACAACGAGGGCTCTTCGTCGATGTGATCAAAGCTGGCCGCTACAAGGGGATGGGGCTTCCGGGAACGTCCTTATCCGAGGAAGACCGTGCCCTTCTACAAGAGCGGGTGGATCAGATTCACACCCTTTTCAAAACGGCGGTGCGGCGCAAGCGGGCCTACGTCCGGGAGGATTCTATGGAAGGACAGGTCTTTTTCGGGACCGAGGCGGTAAGCCGGAATCTGGCAACAGCCGAGGTGTCCTCCATGGGCGAAGCCCTCGGCGAGTTGACACGCCTGTTCTGAGCAAAGCCATGGGACAATCCATCGAACAGAAACTCCAGCAGGCCGAATCCAGCCTCCAAGACCTTCAGCAGAAGGTGGTCACACACGAGGCGACGATTGCTGAGCTGAAAACGCAAATCTCCGAACGCGACGGGACCATCTCTGAGCGGGACGAACGCATCCAGACACTGGAGAAAGATGCCGCCGGGCACGCTAAAGCCAGCGATGAGCTGCGCGATCAGATCACGGCGGCCAATGCCAACGCCGAGCGGCTCAAAGCCCGCATCAGCCAACTGGAAGGCGAGGCCAAAAGCGCGGAGATCCGCGCCGCTGAAATTTGCGCTTCGGTGGGCGTGGACCCGGTAAAGGTCACCCCTGCGGCCAGCACCCCTCCCTCGACCGCCCGCGAGCGCTGGGCGCAAACCTTCAACAAATAACCTCCGCCACTTTTTTAGCCATGCCTTACGGACAACCCACTCTTCTGGACATCAAGAAAATCGACGCCGGTATCGGCTTCGAACTGATTGAGGAATCCATTCAAGCCGCTCCTGAGCTTCGTCTCATTCCCGCTGAGACCATCGCCGGAACTGAGATTAAGCTGACGGTGCGCACCGACCTGCCGGAAGTCGCCTTCCGTAACTACAACGAAGGCACGCCCCGCTCGAAGTCGGCCTACGAGGACCGGGTCTTTCAAACCGCGATTCTCGATCACCAGGTTGCCATCGACCGGAAGCTGGTGGAGAACGCGCTGGAGCCGGTCAAGGTGCTGGAGAACCACATGGTGGGCGCACTGGAAGCGGCCTTCCGCCACGTCGGCAAGCAGTTCTACTACGGCAGCGGCAATGACGATAAGGGCTTCCCCGGATTGATTGCCCAGTTCATGGCCGATGCCAAACACGAAGTTGATGTGGCCGGAGGCTCGAATAAGACCTCCGTCTGGTTCGTGCGGATTGCCCGCGAAAGCCTCCAGTTCCTCTTTGGCACTGGCACCACCATCAACATGCAGGAGGACTGGAAGCTGGAGACCATTCTCGACAGTAAAAGCAACCCTTACCAGGCCTTCGTCAATTGGCTGACCGGAAACGTCGGGCTTCGTCTGGCCAACCGCCAGACCTGTGTTCGCATCAAGAACATCGGAACCGCCGAGGGTAAAACCCTCAACGACACGCACATGTTCAGTGCCTACCAAAAGTTCGTCGATGCCTCCGGCCTTGAGCCGACCCACATCTTCATGACCGGGCGCTCGCAGGAACAGCTTCGCGCTTCCCGCACCGCCTTCCATCCCACCGGCCAGCCGATCCCGATGGCGATAACTTCCAGGGTATTCCGATCATCCGGACCGCCTCCATCTCCAACAACGAATAAGTTCATTTCGCCATGCCTCTTCGCCAACTTAAAGACGCCCTCTTGCAGGATCACGTAGCTCTGCCTACCGGTGACGCGACCGTTTACAGTCGTGACTTCGATCTGGGTAAGGGCGAGAAACTCGAACTGGTGGAACTCCACGTTGAGATTCCTCCGCTCTCCCTCACGGCACTGCCCAACGGAAAGACTCTCTCCGTAAAAGTATTCCACGGAGAGACGGAGAACCCCACCGACGAGCTTTCCACGCTGGGCACAATCACCGGGGCGACAGGAACGAATCCCTCCGCCGCTGTGACTTACCGCTATCGCTACCCGCCCACGGTTGGACGTTACCTGCGGGTTGGGATCGTCGGCGACGATGACGTGGCCGCTTCCGATGCGGAAGCCGAGGTGAGTCTGGTTTTCTGACGATGTCTGATTCTTCGTTCGGGTTCGAGGCCCCGTTGGCGCGAAAGCGTTGGCGGGGCTTTTTGACATCCTGGCAGTGGCATGTCGCTACTGGATGAAATCGCCTCCGATCTCGATGAAATTTTTGCAGATACCGGGCGACTGGTCGGCTATGCGGGAGGCATGTTTCCGGCCTTGGTCTCGGAACTGAGCATTGAGGATGAACTCGACACTGGCGGATTTGTTCGCAGCGCGGGACTGGTTGTTAAGATTCGGCGGGGCACGTTGGGCGTCTCACTCCCGAAGACCGGCGAGACCGTGAAGGTCGATAGCGACAGCTACCGAATTGAAAAGGTCACCCACCGTGAGGGCCATCCTTTGGTTACTCTGGACCTTGGACCGATCCACCGATGAAACCAGAATTCAAAGTCGATACCCGGGAGTTCGAACGCTCTCTGGTTCAGTATCGCGTCGAAAGCGGTAAGAGCTGGCGCGAGGTCATCCGCGAGCAGGCCAGACTGCTTCTGGTAAGGCTTCTTAAGCTGACACCTCCACGCAAGCAGGCCGAGGGACGCAAGGCGGTGGCGGGCGATATTCGCCGGGTGATGACCGACTTTGGGCGATTTCGCTTCGACAATCAAAAGATTCAGAAGGAATGGGAGGACAGAAACTGGAACGCTCTGGAAGTGATTTTCGGACGATCCACCAAGCTTTCCCGCTTCGATCTCTCGGACGACGTTCACCCTGCTGAACACCGCCGCGCCCGTAACACCCGTGGCAGAGTTCCAAAGAGCAATTCCCCTAAGGTTCTGGTGAAAAGACCAGCCAAACTGAAGCGCTACATCACTGGAGTGCAAAAACGGGTCGGTATCACCAAAGCCGGATGGTCTGCCGGATTGCGTGCTCTCGGGGCAAAACTACCCGCCTGGGTGGCTCGTCATGGAACCCGGTTTGGCTCTGTGCAGGATGCGACGACCCGCAGCCGCAATCCCTCAATGCGGATCATCAACCATACGCGGGGTATCGGCCCAATTGACCGCGATGAGCGCATCCTGGCAGTGGCTCTACGGGGGCGCGCCCGCGACATGAAAACCAGCCTGAAAAAGAAACTACAACACGGAGCCCGCCGGGCGAATTTCAAATGACAATCAAACGAAAAATTGAAAAGGCGATAGCCGCAATTCTACGCGCCAATGCCGGTTTTCAGCAGCAAGGCGTTGCCATCATCGAAGGACGTGCCGATGGGGAGCGAACGCTTCCCTGCATCATTGCCTACGCTGAATCGGCCACCCCACCAGAGGACTTTCCCAGCGGTGCTGGAATCTGGGCGGTTGGATTGAAAGTCTTTGTGCTGACCCAAGCCGATGACGAGGACGTGGAGGCGCAGGACGAAAGAGCTTCTGAGGTTATTCGGGAAATACTGGGGAATCCGGACACAATGGCTTTGCTCAACATCCCGGAAGAGGGACCGGACACTCGCCCGGTCAAGGATCTGCACGTTTACGACATTCAGGAAGAAACGCTGGATGAGGGACGCGATGAACGGCACTTCGGCGATGTGCTGAACTTTACCGTGATCTGTCAGGAAGTGGATGGATGATGCGACTGGTTGACATGACCCCCTGGTCATGCCTGCCATCACCAAAGGTCAGACTTGCCTCTTCGGAATCGGAGCCACCTACGAGCTTGGCTTCGTTCAATCCGTTTCCATCAAAAGCAACTTCGCCAACGAGGATGAGGTCGTGGACGAGGAAGGCAATGTCGTCACCCGGCATTACGACGACCGCCGCAAGGAGATCACGCTGGAAGTGGTTCCCAAAACCGGAGCCGCGCCGACCATTGGCCAAGACCTGAGCTTTCTTGGGACCACCTACATCATCGAATCGGTGGACGACAAACGCGAGGCCAAGGGCTTCGTCAAATACACGATCACAGCACGCAACTACGAAAAGATCGCAGGCGGTGGTTCCTAACCTTCTGAAGTGATGTGGATGACCGATTTTTCCAAGCCTGGTATCCCGCGAACGTCCGCATCTTTGGTCGTCGCTTAAAGCCCTTTTGCCTGGCCCATTGGCTGCATCTGGCGGCCCTGCGCTCTCCGCTCCTCGCGTCCGATGAACCTGTTTCGGTGGGCGATTTGTTGACCGCCGTCCGGATTTGCTCTCGGCAGAGAATGACCCTCCGCTTCGGGCGTCCGGGAATGATGGACCGCATCCGGGCAGGATTTTCCCGGAGAAACCCTCTCTATTTCCAGCAGCAGGCCGCACTCTTTGTCAGGTATCTGGAGGCCGGTTCTCAAGGACCGAAGTTTTGGGAAAAATCCGAAGTGGTTATCCCCAAGGAACGCCTTCCCTGGATTCTGGCAATCGCCACCAACTTGCTGCACTCGACTTCGCTGAGTGAAGAAGAGGTTTGGTTCATGCCTCTGGGCAAGGCCCTTTGGTATCACGCCGCCATCGCCGTTCGCGAGGGGGCCAATCTGGATATTC